AAGGGCAGCCCGGTCACCATCGATTTCATCTGCACCACGAACGGCGTCACCACTCAGGAGAGGCGCTACACCGGCCAGATAGCGCAAGCCAACTGGAACCCGGTTTCGCGCGTCCTCTCGTGCGAGCTGAGCGATCAGCTGCAGCAGCGGGTGGAATCGCTGAGCATTGCCGGCGTCGATGCGCTGGTGGGCGGTGACTGGTCCGCTGACGTGTTCGAGGCGGTCGAGGGCCGCAGCCATTGGGATTACGCGCTAGAGCGTCTGAGTACTCGCACGGCCAGCCTTGATTGCTCGCCCGCTGGTGACTTGCGCGTGACCAGTTGGTACGCCACGGCGCCGCACTTCGTTTTCGGCCAGGGCACGACGCTGTACCAGTCCATCGAGCTGCAGCAGGCCGATCTTGACCGCACCACGAACCGCGTCGAGATCGAATTCAGCTACCGCTACAACCGGCTTTGGCAGCGGAACAAGAATTACCAGTGGCAGTCGCCAGAGACGCAAGGCTCAACCGGGCTAGGCGGATTCTGCAACTGGCGCAGCAACTCGCACGAGCTGCCGACCAAAGACATGATCGCGGACGCAGCCGCGGACAACAGCGAGACGCTGATCAGTCCGACTTACTACTCGCTGCCGCTGACCCTGCCAGACCCTTGCGGCGACGGGAACCCCTGGATCAACACCTTTGATGATCTGTTGCTCGGCGTGAGCTGGGTGGGCGCGCGGCGCTGGGTGCAGGTCGTGACCGAGACATACAGCCTGACCCTGGCTACCACAGCGGGCGAGGCTGAATCGTCGCGCATCGTCCAGCGCGCGGCCTACACCGTCGACGTTGAAGACGATCAGGCGGATGAATGGGTTGACGAGCCCATCCTCGGCGGCAGCAGCGGCAATACCGATCTGGCTGACGATGCCCGGCGCAATGCGGCGATGACCGTAGCGCTGCGCTCGGCACTGGCCGAGATCGTAGCGGCGCATCGTGAATCAACGCTGACCTTTCAGGTGCCGACCAGCCTGGCTCTTGGAATTGATCTGATCCACACCATTGAGCTGAACGACCAGGGCGCACACGCCATCGGCAAGTGCCGCCGCATCGTCGACAACTTTGACCTGTCCAGCGGCCAAGCCTTGACCACGCTTAGCATCGCAGTAATGCGCGGCGGTGGCGTCAGTGACCCGCTGACGCTTCCTCCTCGCTTAGGCGGTGAGGCTGACGGTGGCGGTTCTGGCGGCGAAGTGATTTCGAACATTCTGCCGACCCAGCTTGGCGGGCGCCTGTCCTCGCCAGCCTATGACGATGCGATGGCCGGGTTCGCCGGCAACTACTCGTCGACCACGAGCGGCACTGAAATGTACCCGCGGCGGATCGACACCATTGCCGACGAGATATCCGCCGAAGACCGCGACGAACGAACGCTGACCACTGAAGTGTTGTACCGCGTCGGCGGCCCGAACGACCTTCTGGAGTTGTAATCATGCCCACAAACGAAGAGCTGCGCCGCGCTTCCGGGCGAGCGATGGAGGAAAGCCGGCGCGCGGGTGGCCGTGCGATGGAGGAGAACCGTCGCGCAGGGGGCCAGGCGATGATTGCGCAGCGCACCGGTAAAGCGGTCGCGGCTGACATCAACGTACTGACCAAGCCGCAGCAGGCCCGCAAAACCCTCAAGCCCATCGCGCCGGTCGGCGCCTTGCCTGCTTCGCGTGGTCGCGGCGAGTACACACCGCCAGCGGCAACAGGCGGCGGCATTGCAAGCCCGCTCACCGAGAGCAGTTATGCCGCGCGCGAATGGTGGGGTGGCGGCCTTCCGAGCAGTGATGGCCTGTTCATCCTGCCTGCGGCAAAGCGCGTTGTGATGACGGATGCCAACGGTGCAGAGGTGATTTTCGATTACGCGGAGCCAGCATGAACACATGGGGCTGCCCTTGGCATGGGCTGATCAAGAATGGCCAGATCGCGCTATCGAACGGGCAGAACAAGTCATTTCCGCAGCCGCAGCGCATGAGGCAAAACCAGTGGGACGAAAACGGCTACACATACCCGGTGCGCGTGCCTAGCGTGGCCGCTGTGAGCCGTTCGCCCGAAGAGCTGGCGGATGATCAGGCTCGCGGATGGGAATGGCGCAACGATGCCGTATTGGCCGGCGCCTATCTGCAGCTTCACGGCACACCGCTCGGCGGCTGGATCTACTGCGCACCGAGCGGTGAGCGCTGGCTGGTGAGTCCCTTCAACATCGCTAATCCGGTCAACACGGAATCAGCCCTCACGCTTGAGCTACGGATAAGCCGCTTCGGTGTGGTCGGTGGCACGCCAGATGAGCGCACCCGCTTTGCCTCGCTGACGAACCTTGGACAGGCAGAGCCAGACCCGACCAACCCAAGCCCGGCTGGCTCGTCTGCCTGGCTATCGATTGCCGACGTAAAGCCAGACGGCAGCGCGGCATTGTTGATGATCTACAAGCCTGTCTATGCCTTCGACTCGAACGGCTCGCACCCGCTCAACAAGATCCCGCTGGGCTGGCTTGAGCTGACGATGAGTGAGCTTGACGGCGAGGTGACCGGCGCCCTGTCGGTTGTTCGCACCCGGGCGCAAGCCTACGGTGCGGCAACATGGGACAACGGAACGCCTGGCTATCAGTGGAACAGGGTCCGACCTACGCCGGACGTTACCTCGGAGGCAGGCGACGGTTATACCGACTACACCACAACGCCGCTTCCACTGGCTGAAACTGGCAGCGGAACCGGCGTCACGGCCTGGGTCTATGCCAAACAACAGTCGCGCCAACTGACCGGGCGAGTCGTCGCAATGTGGTACGCCGAAACCGGCTATGACGTTGTGACGCTGGACATGCAGCAGACCTATCAAGAGACAGCCGCCCCGCCGACCGAGACAACGAGCGGCAGCAAGGTCGAACGCCACTACACCAACGGCACGATAGAGGTGCTGTCCGACACGATTGTGCATCGGCTCAGCTATGACGGCACGGCAAGCATGCAATCGAGCCTGACGCTGCGCCTGAATGGCGCTGTCATCGACAGCACCTCGACGTCGGGCGGGCTGACGTACAGCAAAACGACCGGCTGGTTCGGTACGGGCTACCCGCTGCAGTCGCAGAGCAAGACAGAGACGGTGGAGGGTGTCACGACCGCAACAGAAGGGTCTGGCACGGGAAACGGGGAGCCAAACTTTGGCCCGCTCTCGTCCTTTTCCGCGCTCTGCGTGCCGTATGACAAGCCATGGGACGCCGCTTACTACCTCTATGGCTGGGACCTGTTCAGCTCGAACAACTGGGTGCAGCTTGATATCTGCCGCCAAAGCAACACGCTGAACGGTTTCGAGCGTTACAAGCCGTTCACCAGCGCTCGCAGCTGGGGGCCGATCAGTAGCCGATCAGGAATCGTCGCGGGCACCGTTTCGCCAACTGGCCTAGCCCGTTACGGCTCGGAAAACCCAAACACAGGCGCCATCACGCGCAACCAAACAACGCCCGTCTGCCACGTCTGAGGACACCACATGGATTTCGTAAACAACTGGGGCCGGCCGGTCACGCTGGCAGCCGGGGCGACTTCGCTCGCGCTTGATTTGCCGGACGGCACCTACCGGGTCACGCTGGCCAGCGGACCAAGTGCAGCGCCCGCATGGGAGATTGTCGATGCCGTTGTGGCTGCAGGCACTGCAACACTGACGCGCGGCGTCGAGGGCACGAGCGACCAAAACTGGCCCGCAGGCAGCACTATCTACTGCTCGCTTACGGCTGGCGTGATCGGGTCGATTTTTTCCAGCCTGGCATCGCTTCAGGCTTCAATCGATCAGGCCGCAAACGACATGGGCGCGCTGTCGGCATCGGTTACGTCGCTAGGCGACCGCGTTACCTCGGCCGAGTCCGGATTGTCTGATCTGGACGGCAGGGTCACGACTAACGAGTCTGCGATAACCGATCTAGATACAAGGGTGACCGCACTTGAGCCAGCCCCAGTGCTCAACGGCTACGTTCTGCGCTGGATTTACAGCAACGGCGATTCGATCCTGACCCACGTCTCCCCGTTTGCGGGGGCGATGGAGTACGCGCCGCTTGATCTCGGCTATTTCAGCGCTGAGGGCGCCACCTTGCTTGCCGACTACAACGGCGCCCCGGCTGTCGCGCTTAATGGGTCAGGTGAGTACGTCACGGAATTGGGCATGGCCTACGACGCAGCACTCACCATGTTCCGAATAACCTTCAACCCGAACAACCGCTACGCCGACGTCACGGCTCGTATCGAGCTGGACGGCAATGTCCTGGGCGAGACGGTCTTCAACTCCGGCAGCGAAGGCGCCAACCCAAGCGTCATTGAAATAACCATCCAATAGCGTCGGAGCACCCAATGAAGCCCGCCATTCTGAATCTGGACATCGTTCAGGGCTCGACCCTGCGCGACACATTGCGGCTCATGCAGCCGCGTTACGAATACAAGCCCATCACGGGCATCTCCGGCGCGCCGGTACGCCTCACGGTAGACCACGGACTGCCGGGTAACTGGCTCGCCTGGATCGAGGGTGTGTCTGGAATGTCGGCGCTTAACCGCTCAACCAAGGAACGCCAGCATCGGGTCGATGTAATCGATGCGACCACGCTGGAAATCAATGCGCTGTCGGCTCACGGCCTGACCCCGACGGGCGGAATGTTGGTTTACAAGCCTCCCGTAGGCCTGGCCGGCGCTACTGCCCGGATGCAAATTCGTGAGCAGATCGGCGGCCAAGTGCTGCTCGAACTGACCACCGAGAACGCAGGGCTGGCCATCACGGCGCCAGGGACGATCACCCGGACAATCACCGCCGCGCAAACAGCTGCGCTGGCATGGGCCGAAGCCGTCTATGACCTTGAGGTCCAGTACCCGGACGGCACCGTTCAGCGCTATCTGCAAGGATCCGTCAGCGTCAACCGTGAGGTGACCACATGAGCGTAGCCATCTGCGGCGATCCCGAGGTTCTGGTCATCGAAAACGGCGTTGAGTACGCCATCGGCCTTGAGCCAGACGCCGAGACGGTTGTCGTCACGGCAGGGGAGCAGGGGCCGCCAGGCCCTCCCGGCAAGAACGCGCCCGGCTCAGACGGTGCGCCGATCATCAGCGAAGACCCAAACAACCGAATTACTCAGGGAACAGACGGTGGCCTGTATGTGCTGGACGACCTGACTCCCGACCCCCTCGCTTACTACATCCTCGCAAAAGGCTGAATCCATGACCCTCGAAACCAAAATCATTGCCGTCGTGCAAGCCATTGGCGCGGATATCAAAGACCTGCGCACCAAGCAAGGCGATCTGTCGGCGCTCACAACCACGGCCAAAACATCCATCGTGGCAGCCCTGAACGAACTGCACGCACTTGTGCAGGCGGGCGGAGGCGGCGGGGCGGGCATTGACGACACAGCAGGCGACGGCGCGACCACTGTTACATGGTCGGCCGACAAGATCTTCGACTCTATCGAGGCCGCCAAAACGGCTATCAAGAATGAGCTAACTGACGGCGCGGCTGCTGCGCTCGACACCCTAGCCGAGCTTGCCGCGGCGCTGAACAATGACCCCAACTTCGCCGCCACAATCGCCACAGAGCTTGGCAATCGCGTGCGCTACGACGCGGCGCAGACGCTGACCACGGCGCAGAAGCTCCAGGCGTGCACCAACATTGGTGTCGGCGACCCCGAGCACGATTTCGTCACGGACTACACCACAGCCAAGGCGTAAACCATGAGCCTACAACAGCGAATCACGGCGCTTGCCCAAGCGGTCGCGGCTGACATCAAGGCGCTCACTGCGGGCAAGCTCAGCACAACCGGCACAGCGGCAGACGCGAGCAAGCTGGGCGGAAACCTAGCCGCTGAGTTCTACCGCCGCGCCAACATCCTCGGCACCGTCTCCCAAGCCGGCGGCGTACCCACTGGCGCCATTATCGAGCGCGGCAGCAATGCGAATGGGGAGTACGTGCGTTTTGCGGATGGGACGCAGATTTGCACGATGCTGATTCAAGGGGGCATTGCGATGGGCTCATACGGTTCGACAGGGCTGTATATGGGCGTACTCGTGTGCCAGTTTCCCGCTGTCTTCGCTAATGCGCCGAGCATTTCCGGGGTATCTACCGACCAAAATAACCTTGGGTGGGTTACGAGTAACGGGATTGGTCAAGGCGTGGCAAACATCTACCACATCACCGCCTCTTCTACGGTCACATCGACTGCAATATTCCTGCTCGCAATTGGCCGTTGGTTCTAAGGAGAAACCATGCGTATCACTTTTTCACCCTTCGCTCCGCTGCCCGGCCAGTTCGCACCGCTCACCGCCACCCTGTCTGACGACGTGCTGACCCTCAACGGCGAAGCCTTCGATTTCACGCAACTACCCGAAGGCGGCACGCTGCCAGCCGGTGCCATAGCGTCCGACTGGATCACCGGCCCTGTCTCGCGCATCGACGGCGAGTTGCATCTGACCTTGCGTCTGCCGCACGGGCCTAACCCATCGCGAGCGGTGGCGTTTCCTGAGCCCGTGACGGTCACGCAGGACGGCCCGATACCGCTGCCGTTCGACCCGGAACCGGAACCCGAACTGTTTGAAGAACCTGCCGAAGAAGGGGCGCTCGAAGCATGACCATCGACTGGAGCCAACTGAAAACAGCTGAGCAGAAGGCTGACGAGCAAGCAGCCGCCACGCTCAAAGCCCGAATCACCAGCAACAACTCGGCCTATGAAGCGGCCACCAAGGCGTTGACTGCCGACTACCCACAATTGGAGAAGGACACTTGGCCAACCCAGAATGAGCAGGCGGCAGCCTGGGTGGCTGACCCGACCAACGCCTCGACGCCTTGGATTGACCGCGCCGCCGCAGAGCGCGGGATTGCTCGTGAGGAGTACCTGCGCCGCACGCTGGTAAAGGCCGAGCAGTTCAAAATCCTCAGCGCGTTCCTCACCGGGCGCCGCCAGCGCTACGAGGACCAGATCAAAGCCGGGGGCGACCCCGTGCTGGATTACGCGCTTACCGAAGAGGTGCAGATGGCGCTGTATCAGGCATCGCAGACGATCATGGAAACTGCCGCGGCGGACCTGCAAGGGGCGCTCGCATGACTGTCCGGCTGGCGTTACGCAAACACGACACGCGGCTGACAGCTCGCGCAATTCAATGGTGGACCAACTCCATCTACTCGCACTGCGAGCTAATGGTCGATGGCGTTTGCTACTCGTCCAGCGCGATGGATGGTGGGGTCCGCTCAAAGGCGATCGACCTGGATCCCGAGAAGTGGGCTCTGATTGATCTGCCATGGGCAGACGCCGGAACGATCCTGGAGCATTTCCGCGCCACCGACCATTACCGCTATGGCTGGACCGGCCTGATCGTTAGCCAGCTGTTCAACCTTAACCGTGACACAGCCGGCGCAGAATTCTGCAGTCAGTGGTGTGCTGCCGCCTTGGGGCTGCCTGCGCCTGCCAGTCTGAGCCCGCGCACGCTAGGCGAGTGGTGCGCCTACATAGGCAGTCCCGCCGCCGCCTAACAGCCCCGCCAGTCGGGGCTTTTTATTGCCCGAGGATTTACCCATGACCCTCTCAGAAATACGGGAGCGAGCCATAGCGCCCGCTCTCGCGCTGCTGCCTGCGCGGATGTCGAGCCGAGAGGCCGAGATCATGTTGCTGGCTATCGGGCTGCAGGAAAGCCGGTTCGTCCATCGTCGTCAGATGGGAAACGGTCCAGCGCGCTCATTTTGGCAAGGTGAGCGCGGCGGCGGAATGGTTGCCGGCGTTCGCACGCACGAGGCTACCAAGGCTCACGCGGCGATGCTGTACCGGGAGCGCGGAGTCTCGCCGGACAATCACGCCATCTGGACTGCAATCGAGCATGACGACGTGCTGGCCGCTGGCTTGGCGCGCCTTCTGCTCTGGAGCGATCCGGGCCGGCTGCCGAACGAGGATGACGTGGAAGGCGGATGGCGGCTGTACCTGAAGACGTGGCGCCCTGGTGCATACGATCGCGGCACTGCCGAGCAGCGTGCAGAGCTTCGCGCCAAGTGGAGTCGGAACTACGCCGCTGCCGTCCGTGAGGTGATGACATGACCGCCTGGCTGAAGTTGGTCCCGACTTGGTCCTACTGGGTCCTTGCCTTGGTCCTTGTAGCCGGCGGGCAACAGATCCGTGTGTTATCGGCTCAATCTGTGGCCTCGAAGGCGCAGGCCGAGCACCAGACCCATCTGCGCCAGGTTGCCGAGGCCAACGCCGCAGTGATTCTCAAGCAGCAGGCCGAGCGGCAGGATCTGGAAAGCCGCCTGGCCGCAAACGACCAACAACGATACGGAGAGCTGCGCCATGCACAGCAAGAAATCGATCGGCTGTCTGCTGCTGTGGCTGATGGCTCTCGCCGGCTGTCAGTCCGCGCCAGTTGTCCAACCGCAGCAAGTGGCTTGTCCGCCGCCACCGGAACCGGCCGCCTGGATGATGGAGCCCAGCGCGCCGACATTCACGAAGAGGATGCTGGACGTATTGTCGCCATCACCGGAGACGCCGACGCCTGCGCTGTGAAACTGACCGCGCTGCAAGAGTGGGCAAGGGAAGTAACGAAGGGGAATTGAGATTGCCCGGACGGGCTGAGAGGGGTATTCCTGAAGGCCTTGCTTGATTTCTGCTACAGCAAAACGAAACGGCAGGTTAAGCGATTGATCTGATTAGAGTTTATTTCTCAATCAACACGATCCATCATCGGCGCGACGGAAAACCGGCGCGACAGTTGCGGAGACGTAGTGACAGGGTTGTAGCTGGCGTTCATGCGGCTTTCCGGCGGAGCGTTTAGGGCGCGCTACGATTGCTTCGACACTTTTATGCCCGTTGGCTGTGGCGATATAGCGACTGTCTGAGCGAGTTGAAGGCGACTGGGGCGGTTGCTTAACCGATCGCCTCGGAAAATGGCCGGCAAGTTTATCAGGAGAGCAGGGTCCTGGTGCGTGAGACCGCCGTGCGGCGCCGCACGGCTGCGTGCAAGGGGCAGCCATAACGGCAAGGTTCCGCGCGCTGATTGGGGTCGGATGTATAGCCGCTTGAATGGTCTAGTGATTAAGCGTACCTAGGCGCCCCGAAGAGTTCGG